AAAAAGAATTACTTGAAGATGCAATTATAATTTATCGTGTACAAAGAGCACCAGAACGTAGAGTATTTTACGTTGACGTTGGTAATATGCCATCACACTTGGCAATGCAATTTGTAGAACGTGTAAAAACAGATATACACCAAAGACGTATACCTAGTGCAACAGGTGGTGGACAAAACGTTATTGATAGTGCATATAATCCACTATCTATTAACGAAGATTACTTCTTTCCACAAACAGCAGAGGGTAGAGGATCTAAGGTTGAAACATTACCAGGCGGTACTAATCTAGGAGAGATTGATGATCTTAAATATTTTACTAATAAGTTGGTACGTGGTTTGCGTATTCCTAGTTCTTATCTTCCTACAGGGCCTGACGATGGTGCTACTCAATTCCAAGATGGGCGAGTGGGTACTGCGTACATACAAGAATTAAGATTTAACACATATTGTGAAAGACTACAAAATTTAGTAGTAGAGGAATTTAATCAAGAATTTAAACGTTATCTTTTAGAAAAAGGTATCAACATAGATACAGCTATGTTTGATCTTAGATTCCAACCACCACAAAACTTTGCATCATACAGACAAAGTGAAATTGACAATGCAAGAGTACCAACGTATACACAGATGAGTGCTATACCTTATATCTCAAACAGATTTGCATTGAAACGTTTCTTAGGTATGACTGAAGAGGAACTTGCTGAAAACGAAAGACTGTGGAGAGAAGAGAATGATGAAAATATTACTCCTCCACCAACTGATGCCGCAGGTGAATTAAGAGGCGCAGGAGTTTCAAGTGCCGGCATTGCCGCAGACTTGGACGGAACAGGAGCAGGTGAAGACGTTGCAACAGACGGAGAAGAACCAGCACCAGTAGACGGTGGAACAGGCGCACCACCAAGCACAGCAACAGGCGGAGGAGCACCAGGCGGTACAGGTCAGACGCCTCCAGCATAAATACTAACATGATACTACGTGAACTATTTTATTTTGACAAAGAAACATTGGAGCCTGTAGAAAAGAAGGACTACGATCCAAGTTATGACGATTCTATTGTCTCAAAAGATGATACACGCAAAACAAGATTAACACTACGTCAGATTAATAAAATTCGTAAAGCAAGTGAACTACATAAGGAAGAGCAACAGAAAGAGTTGCATTTTGTAAGACAAATGTACGGCTTGGCCGCTAACGCAGAAGAGGCCGCTGTTTAACTTTACGAGGAATTAAATGTCCATAGCCTTTGTCATAGGTAACGGAACTTCAAGAACACCAATACCATTAGAAGAACTCAAGCCACACGGCAAGATATATGCCTGTAATGCGGTTTATAGACACTTTGAGCCTGATTATCTAGTTGCAGTAGATACCAAGATGGTTACTGAGATAAACAAAAAGAAGTGGCAGTGGAATCACGAAGTATGGACTAATCCTAACAAAATGTACGACAGCTATCATAAGTTACATTTCTTTGACGAACCATTGGGTTGGAGTAGCGGACCTACAGCATTGTGGTTAGCAACGTACGGTGATCCTAAAAACCCTACTGCACACCAACACGATACCATATATATTTTAGGATTTGACTTCAAGGGCACTGAAGCAGATGAGCATAATGGAGAGGGTGGACTTATTAATAACATATATGCAGATACAGAAAATTATAAAAAATCCAATGACCCTGCTACATACCACGGTAATTGGGCCAGGCAGACAGGAATAGTTTGTCAGAAAAATCCTCAAAAGAGATATATAAGAGTAGTACAGAGTAAAGAGGATTACTGCCCAAATAACTTAACGCAATTAACCAACTTTAAACACGTTACAGTAGCAGAATTCATGTATAACTTTAAGATTTTACAATCTTAATGTAAAACCGGCGTATTTTCGCCTATATCTACGCACTTTTCTTCAAAATTGTTAAATACAAGTGACAGCCTTACCATATCTAAACAATAGGAGAGAAAAAATGGCAAACCAATCTAAATTTGAAGCGATGCTTGAAAAGTTAATCGCTGAAGACAAAGCGGGTGCTGAAGAGCTATTTCACGAAATAGTTGTTGAGAAATCACGCGATATATACGAAAATCTATTAGCAGACGACACAGCTGAAGTTGAAGTAGACGAAACAGCTAAAGAAGATGCTGATGACAAAGTAGAAGAAAAAGCTGACGCTAAAGACGAAGACAAAGTTGAAGAAGCATCAAAAGAAGACGATGCAGAAGACAAAGTTGAAGAAAAAGCAGATGCTGATAAAGACGAAGACGTTAAAGAAGCTACTGATGAAGACGAAAAAACTGACGAAGCTACTGAAGAAAAAGACGAAAACGTTGAAGAAAACTTTGCAGACCAAATTACACCAGAAGGCGAAGATGACATGGGTGGCGATGCCGCTGATGACATGATTGCTGACATCGAAGACGGTGAAGGTGAAGAAGATAAAGGCGACGACGAAGACTTAGAAGACAGAGTTGTTGACCTAGAAGATGCTCTTGATGATCTTAAAGCTGAATTCGACACTATGATGAGTGACGAAAAAGGTGATGACGACAAAGGCGACGATGACATGGAAATGGACATGGACGCTGGAGACGACGAAGGTGATGAAGAGAAGGAAGACGAAGCAGTGGAAATTGCTCCGGAAGCCGATCTTGAGCAACCAGCATTTGAGAACGCTGAAAAACCAGTTCAATCAAGTGCAGAGCTAATGAGAGAGTACGTTTCAAAAGTAACACCTAAAATGGGTGATACTGGAACAGACGGTACTAAATCTCCAGTAGCTGGTAAAAACGACATGGGTGGAGACGCTAAGAACATCGCACAAGGTGGCGAAGAAACTGGCGGCAAAGCTGATGCTCCTAAAGAAGATTCAGCTGGTAACGTAAACGTTCCAGGTGGAAAAGCAAGTAAGAGTATGTCGAAAGACTCAAAAGGCCATGGCGCTGAGAAAAAAGGCGCAGGCGAAAGTGGAGCAGATAGTAAATCTACTATCGGTTCCTAATAGTTGTTGTTAAGGAGAACTAGGTGATAAACTTAAGAGAGAATTTGACATTCGACCAAGCTAAATTGGTCCTTGAGACTACTGAAAACGACAAGGGTGGAAAAGACCTTTACATGAAGGGAATTTGCATCCAAGGCGGCGTAAAAAACGCTAACCAGCGAGTTTACCCTGTTACTGAGATCAGTAGGGCTGTCAACACTCTTAACGATCAGATTACGGGAGGATATTCAGTTCTCGGCGAAGTTGATCATCCAGAAGGACTTAACATAAACTTAGACCGTGTTTCGCACATGATCACAGAAATGTGGATGGACGGACCAAACGGTTACGGGAAACTTAAGGTATTACCTACGCCGATGGGGCAACTAGTTAAAACAATGCTGGAAAGCGGAGTTAAACTAGGTGTTTCATCGCGTGGTAGCGGAAACGTCATGGAAGATGGTTCCGGTCAAGTAAGCGATTACGAGATTATAACAGTCGATGTTGTCGCTCAACCCAGTGCTCCAGGTGCCTACCCGACACCAATATACGAGCATTTGTTAAATGCCCGTGGGGGGTACAAGGCACTAGAATTAGCACGAGAAGTTCGAGGCGATAATAAGGCACAAAAGTATTTGAAGGAATCTTTGGTGAATATCATCAAAGGCCTCCAGTAATAAGGAGAAAAATATGTTGGAAGCACTGAAATCACTTTTTGAAAACAACGCAATTTCAGAAGAAATCAGAGCAGACATCCAAGAAGCATGGGACAAGCAAGTTAGTGAAAACAAACTGGCTGTAACCGCTGAACTTCGTGAAGAGTTCGCTAAGAAATACGAACACGATAAAGCAACTATGGTTGAAGCAATTGACTCTATGGTTACTGAAAAACTTAACGAAGAAATTTCCGAATTCGCTGAAGACAGAAAAAATTTAGCAGAAGCTAGAGCCAAGTATGCTGTAGCTATGCGTGAAAACGCAGGTCTGCTTAAAGGTTTTGTATTTGAACAGTTGAAAAAGGAAGTGGGTGAACTACATGAAGACCAAAAAGTAATGTCAGAGAAATTTGGCAAACTTGAGGACTTTGTTGTAGAAGCTCTTGCTAAAGAAATTGCAGAGTTCCACGAAGACAAAAAAGACTTGGCTGAAACTAAAGTAAGATTAGTACGTGAAGCCAAAGAACACTTGACAAAAGTACGTAAGTCTTTTGTTGAGAAAAGTGCAAAAATTGTATCTGAAGGAGTTAGTAAGAAACTTACAAGTGAAATTACTCAACTTAAAGAAGATATTGATTCAGCACGTAGAAACGATTTTGGTCGCAAAATTTTCGAAACATTCGCAGGTGAGTATGCAAATAGTTACTTGAACGAAAAGTCTGAGACAGCTAAACTGTTAAAAGTTGTAGATGTTAAAGACAAAGCAGTTGCTGAAGCGAAAGCTGAAGTTGAAGAAGTTAAGAAAATTGTTGAGAGTAAAGACGCAGAAATTAATAAAATTTCTGATGCGGCTAAACGCAAAGAAGTAATGCACGAATTAACTGGACCTTTGAGCAAGGACCAGCGTGAGATTATGGTAGACTTACTGGAAAATGTACAGACAGATGGTTTGAGAAAAGCATTTGATAAGTATATTCCGGCAGTAATTGACGGTAAAACTCCAGCGAAGAAGAAGGCTACTCTTACAGAGTCCGAGGCAAAAGAAATAACAGGCAATAAAGAATCTAACGTTAGTAGAGTAAGTCAAGAAGAGAATAATAATATTATTCATATTCAAAAACTTGCTGGATTGAAATAAGGAGAAAACAATGTCAGAACTACTAGAAAGTCGCTGGCAGGATACCAAAACTGCACTTTTAGAAGGCCTAAATGGTAACAAAAAGGCTGTAATGGCAAGTACTCTAGAAAACACACGCAAGTGGTTGAATGAGACTGCTACAGCTGGTTCTACAAGCGCCGGTAATGTTGCGACTCTAAACAGAGTTATCCTACCAGTAATCAGACGTGTTATGCCGACTGTAATAGCCAACGAATTAGTTGGTGTACAGCCGATGACAGGTCCTGTGGGTCAAATCCACACATTAAGAGTACGTTACGCAGATTCATCTGATGGTAACGAAGTTGGTGAAGAAGCATTATCACCATTTAAGATCGCGGCGGCATATTCAGGTAACGCCACTGACGCTACACCGAAAGGTTCAGCAACAGCGGCACTTGAAGGTCAAGCAGGTAAGAGATTATCTATCCAGATCTTAAAGCAAACAGTCGAAGCAAAAACTAGAAAGCTATCAGCTAGATGGACTTTTGAAGCGGCTCAAGATGCTCAAGCACAGCAAGGCATCGATATTGAAGCAGAAATTATGGCGGCATTAGCCCAAGAAATTACTGCTGAGATCGATCAAGAAGTATTAGCTTCTTTAAGAGCTTTAGCTGGAACGCAAAACCAACAAGCATACGACCAGAACGCTGTAAGCGGTACTGCAACATTCGTAGGTGATGAACACGCGGCTTTGGCTGTGATGATCAACCGTGTTGCTAACAACATCGCACAGAGAACTAGACGTGGTGCTGGTAACTATGCTGTGGTATCACCACACGCATTAACTATCCTACAATCTGCAACAACTTCAGCGTTCGCAAGAACAACTGAAGGTGCATTTGAGGCTCCTACAAATACTAAAATGGTTGGAACATTGAATTCAGCTATGAAAGTATATGTAGATTCATATGCCACTGATGCAACAGCAGTATTAGTAGGTTACAAAGGTTCAAGTGAATCAGACGCACCTGCGTTCTACTGCCCTTACATTCCTTTAATGTCAAGTGGCGTAGTACTAGATCCGTCTAGCTTTGAGCCAGTAGTTAGCTTTATGACAAGATACGGTTATGTTGAGTTAAACAACACAGCATCATCTCTTGGTAATGCGGCAGACTACTTAGGTACAGTTACTATCTCGAACGTAACATTTAGCTAATCCATAGGATTAGTTACTTAATGTAACTAAAGAAGTACTAGAAAGGCCCTTCGGGGCCTTTCTTTTTGACTAAATATTATTACACAATCGTTCATCCTATCTAGGACGGAAGTAGCATAATGCGAAGGAACGCACTCAAACTTTAACAGGGGAGGGTGTTATGAACAGATTCGATCATTTACATAAACAGTACCGTGAGAAGAAAATGAAAGAACGCAAAGAGCGTCTTTTAGCTTCATCTAGAAATACCATTGATACTAATGGTGGCGGGACTTCTGGATATCGTTTCAAACAAGGTCCAAATACGGGCATTGTTGCCGGACATATATCGGTTAATCATCAAAATAGTAAAATTTAACTATTTTGGTAAACCTTTTTGCATTTTCTGGTTGCTTTTTGTAACTAGTGGTGCTATATTAGTATTATAAGCATAAGGAGAGTAATTAACTTCTTATTATAGTGCAAGGAAGAGCTCTTTACCAGAAGGGGCGAACTTGACTAACCAGGGGTGGTACCCAGGGCTTGTAGGAGAAATCCGCAGGTTCACATCGCAGTCACTAGCGGGGTTAGGTTGTACGTATTAGAATGGTATTCCGGTACGTGCTTGTAGGTGTAACCAAGTCCTACCTATTTTGCTTATACTTTCCTTTACCCATTCCCTAAACTTTGATAAATACTTGTGTCTATAAAGCGAGCCGCATTTACGGCGGACTTATGGGGACAACAACCCCGTAGACCTAGAACGTCAAAGGAGAAAACAAATGGGAAGACCAATTAATAAGAGATTTTTCGGTACACCTACAGCAGGTGGAAATGAAATCAAAGTAGACTTTCATAACGGCACAGCAGTTAAAGAAGGTTATATCGTAAAGCAAAAGGGTTCAAAAAAATTCGTTTGTGAAGAAATCGGAACAGCAGGTGAATTTACTTGTACACTAACAACAGGTAAACTTGCAAGTGCTTTAGCGGCAGGTGAAATGGCCATTACAGTAAAAGGTGACGATAACGAAACTTATCAGATTTCTAAAATCGCAGGTAGAAAAGCTACAGTGATTGCACCAGATGGTACAGGTTCAAATGCACTATCAGGAACATCATTGTCTTGGACATTTACAGCATCTGGTTCAGATGGTGCGGCGCAGATTGAAGAAGCAGGTGATGATAACACATTATCAGGTACTGACGACGACGATTTCGCGAATGCGTAATTAATTTGTTTGTGGGGGCTTTGGTCCCCACAACAGTTTAAGGAAATTTAGATGGCAAAGAATGTAGTAACAGACGGCGATTATAGAATAAAGACAGCAGATTCAGGTACAATTTATCTGGACACAGGTAATCAGATTGGTCAAGTTTATATGACCGGTAACCTTGTTGTCAAAGGTACTACAACGCAAGTTGATGCAACAGACTTAAATCTAAAAGATAATATTATTCAAGTTAACTCAGGAGAACAGGGTGCAGGTGTTACACTTGGTACTGCTGGTATTCAAGTTGACAGAGGTAGTTTAGTAGATACACAATTTGTTTTTGATGAAAGTGTAAGTTGGAATGATCCAGTTACACAAACAATAAAAACAGGTGCGTTTAAGTTAAGAGATACTAATGGCGGAAACATTGGATTAGAAGTTAGAAGTATTGCAACAGGTGGCGGAGACTTATACTTAATTAATGCTGGAACAGGTGTTATTAGTGTAAGTGGAACTAACCAATACGAAAATCAAATTACAGATGACGATCATATTCCAAACAAGAAATATGTTGACGTTGCTATCGCGGCTCAGGTTGCGGGTGCAGACTTTCAAAAGATTAGAGAAGGTACTGTAAGTTTTACACAGGTAGTTGTTAGTGACTTTGAAGTTTCAGGACAACAAAGTGTTGCGGCAATTACAGTTGAAGGTAATAATACTGTAAACTTTTACAACAACAGAACAGAACTACACGACATAAGAATTGATGGCACTACTATTAGTACAACAACTTCTGGAAGTGATTTAGTATTATCAGCACCAGGCACAGGATCAGTAGTTGTTGACGATCAATTACAGATTTTATCAACACCTAGTCCAGACGACAATGCAGTAGATCCAGCACAACCAACAGACGGTTTAAAGATTTACAGCAAAACTCAAGGAGTAGGTAAAACAGGCTTATATTATGTAAATAGTAATAATGTAAGAGACGAATTAATTAGTAAAAACAGATCATTGCTTTTAAGCATGATTTTTTAAGGATAGAAAATGGCAATAGCACAAGCGGCAATAGGAAATACGGACACAGTGGTACTAACAGTACCGGCTAGTACGTCTTATGCAATTACTACTGTTATGGTTTGTAACCATGCAGGATACAACAGCGCCGGAACTAACGATACGTCATTTGATTTACACTTTGTAAAGAGTGGACAAGCAAAGTCCAACACTAACATGGTTGTAAAGGAAATGCCAGTACCAGGTGGAGAAACATTTACATTTGATACTGAAAAAGTTATCTTAGAAGCTGGAGACAAAGTAACTGTATTAAGTCAAGCACCGTTGAATCTAAGCATAACTGTTAGTTATTTAGAGGTATAATTATGAGATTCCTACGTAGACAATCAACAAATGCTCGTGGTCTTTACGGACAAGATGATATCCGTAGAGATATTAACGGACAGATTGTACTTGACAGCAGGGACATGATGATGGTTCCTAAAGGAACAAATGCTGACAAGATTACTACACCCGCTAATGGTCATATGAGATATAACACAGATACAAATGTGTTTGAAAATTATCAAGCTGGTAGCTGGGCACCTATTAGAAGATTTGAACCAGCAACTATTGTTATGCAAAGTTTAGGTAACGGTAATGACGTTGAAACTAAATTTGGTCCATTAAACAATGGCGACACTTATAACCCTGCTCCGGCGGCGGCACAAAATTTAATCGTACTTGTTGAAAACGTATTTCAACTTCCAACAACAAACTATACTCTAGAACAAAACCCAGGTGGTTATGCGGCAGGTTGGTATGTAGTATTTGGTACAGCAGTACCTACAGGAAAACCAGTTACAGTTCTACACAACTTTGACAAGTAATGTCCGCTAACGGTATATCACACAAACAATATAAAAGACAAAGACAAGAAGCAAAGTTAAAACTTGCGGCTGAAAAACGTGC